TTGCCCAGTTCGCACCCGTTGCCCAGTTCGCACAAGTTGCCCAGTTTGCACTCGTAGCCCAGTTCGCACCCGTTGCCCAGTTTGCACCAGTTGCCCAGTTCGCACCCGTTGCCCAGTTCGCACCCGTTGCCCAGTTTGCACTCGTAGCCCAGTTCGCACCCGTCGCCCAGTTTGCACCCGTTGCCCAGTTCGCACCCGTTGCCCAGTTCGCACAAGTTGCCCAGTTTGCACTCGTTGCCCAGTTTGATATTGCGCGCCTCAAATTCGGCGGCTAATTCATAAAGTTCGTTGTACTGAAAGGGTGTCCAGCCTTTGCCTGAAACCCAGAGATAAAGTGTTTTCATGGTTGGTTATCTTTTGTGTTTTACTTTCCGATTTGGTATGCAGGAAATCCAGCCCCAGAACGGTATGCGCCGCTTCAAGTAGTCCGGATCATCCTCATGGTTGTACGCCTCGGTCTCGAAGCAGGTGTAGTAGTACGCGCCCGGATAAGGCGGGATAATCACTTCGATCAGCCACGAAATGCCGTAGCAAATCCATCCGGCGAAGAGAATGCCGACCACCGTAAGCACCCAGCCCCACCACGCGAACGAGTAGCTGATGGCGACGGGCAGGAGGATTGCCGCGGACAGCACGGCCAGTTCGATCTGCTGGGCGCAGTGGATTCCTTCATGGCGGCGCGTAGTCTCGTCCATGCTCCACGCCATCGGCTTCCGGGTAAAAGACCACAAAAGCCATGTTACCCAGTTAAACCCCTTGAACGGGATCAACTTGTTGTGAACTTCGATAGGTAGTTTCATCACAGGTTCAATTCATAGCCGTTAGACACTATCCACTCAATACGGTTGCAAAGGAGGTCGACAAGATCGAATTCGAGTTGCTCTCCAATGCACTGGTGCGTGTGGCTGTTTTCGTAGCGCAGGTTCCAACAGAAGTTATTGGACAGAGTTAAAGCGTAGTCATGATTCTGCCCAACTACGGCAGGAATATCCGGCGGCATCACTCCCAGCAGGTCGGCGACCGTGAAAGCTGGTATATCTCGCTCGTCCGGGCAACAGTATCCCATCTTTGTAGTTAGATAATATTCGTTTAGGTCTATGGGAGCCAGCCACACCATGTTCGCCTTATCTGCGGGCACTCCCATCTCGATCAGCCGCTTCGACTGCTCGATGCTCGTTACTTGATCTTTCATAGTCTTCATTTTTTCGCTTTTTTCTCTACCGAAATTAGACGTCCGGAGGCGTCGTAAACTCTCTTTTCCGTGTCGTTCTCTACCACGGTGTAAAGCAGGGCGCCGTTTTTGTCCTTGACAATGTACCCGCTGGCCGTCTTGATTTTGACGTACACCACTTCCCCCTTGGAATCCTTTATCACCGTTTGATTTTGGCCATACGCGGGGGTCACAGTCATCAATGCGATGCAGATGATAACGAAAATGATTGCCGCCAAATAGGCGATGGTTGCTTTTGTCTCCTGTTTCATTTTTGTGATTTTTTTTGTTTGCTCCATAATTCCAGGATCTTCTTTTTTTGCTCCGGCGACATAGCCGCGAGCTGGGAATCCCTCACCTTTGCCTCGGCGTCTGCTATCCGGCCGCATTCTGCGCACCGCTCGTCGAAGTATTCCGCGAACCACTGGTAGACTATCTGCCCGTCGAGACGCCCGTATAATGCGCCGTATTGTCCTTTTTTGGCTCGCGTCATCACAAGTCGTACGTCTGCCAGGTTTAGCGCGTAGAAATCCTCCAGGATCATGGAACACGTCTCGATGATTTGAAACCTGTTCATCTTGGCGGATATGTTGAGAAACGATTGCAGATCGTCGATCCATAGCGCCATACAGGATATAACGAGCTCGTCTCCGTGGATTCGCCGAAGCCCCGACAGGGATTCCATTCCCGACTGAGCGCATTTGATCGGCGTGGACATAGCCCTACACGTCCTCATTCCATCCACCGGGCTATACAGGGCGGCTGGCGCCGAGGATGCGCTCAAACACAGCCCGCTCTTCGTCCGAGAGACCTCCTGCCCCTGTTGTCTTTCCTTGCTTTTCATTTTTCCACACTCGATTTTGTTTCTGCGATATTGCGAACTCAAAAATGCGTTTCCAGTCTATCGTCTTTCCCCTTCCCTTTTTCTTGTGCAGCCATCCAGCCTCCGTCGCCCAATACTCCTTGCATGCCTTTTCGAGGGTGAGAGAGACGTCGACCCCTGGATTGAAGCGCTCCCTTTCCGCCATCCACTCCTTGTCCTGCGTCCATCTGCACCATGCTTCCCGGCATGATTGCAGGTAAACGTCGAAGCTGTCGCGCCATGTCACCTCTTGGGCTGTCTCGATTTTTTCGCGCGCGCTTTTTTTGTTTTTACCAGCAATAGAAATATTCTCTGTTACTATCTCGGCATCTTCGAGTACGTTAGTACGAGAAGATATAATACTACCAGTATCAGTATCAGTATCAGTATCAGTATCAAGGTTCGTCTGGGTTTCTCTGGGTTCGTCTGGGTTCGTCTGGGTTTCTCTGGGTTCGTCTGGGTTCGTCTGGGTTTTGTTGGGTTTTTCTGGGTTCCCAAAATAACCCACTGGGTTTTTCTGGGTTTCTCTGGGTTTTTCTGGGTTTTTTATGGACTTAGGACGTCCGCCTTTTTTGCCGTTATTCCTATTCCTCTCAACCACAGCGTCGTACCTCTTGTTGTTTTCGTCTATGTATGGCTTGGTAAGGTCGAATATCATAGCCACCACTACCGAATCTCCGCTATACTCCTCTCCGTCGAATCCATATCGCATGATCGCATCCAGCACCTCCCCTTTTTCGGTCATCGAAAGACGGTTGGTCGCTGTAAGCAGACTTCGAGGTATTACCATGGATTCTCTCATATTCGTTGAAATAAAAAACCGCTCGTTCGATACCGGGGGGCAGCCCGGTATCTACTAAAGCGGTAAGTCACATTTTGCCCCTGCCCGAGCATTCACACCGCAAATATAAACAAACTTTTCCATTCTCCAAAAAAAATCAGAACGGAGTGTCCGTCATTGCCTGCCTCATGATCTCCTCCATGTATGCCTTCCTCTTCGCTGCGCGGCTGTGTCTGTTTGCCGCCGCCCTCTGTCTTTTGGCTACACTCAGCGGGTTGGCCATGTTCTCCTTCATGTCCCGGCACCACCTCAGATTCGAGGCATTGTTGTTCTCGACGTTCGTATCAAGGTGATCCACGATTTTGTCCCCCTCCCTTTTTGGGATAAAAGCCTCAGCTACAAGGCGATGAACAAAGTAGTTGTACCTCCCTAAACGGTTGAATAACCGCACCCTTACGTACCCGTCGGCATTGTAATCCACCTTCAACACATGGGGGTCTCCGCGCCGCGTAGACACCACCGTTCCGTCCTCTCCGATCCAATACCCCGGGAACTCGTCGATGGGCTTAAACTTCACCCCCCCCCTGTACTCCGGGAATCGTGTGAAATCTGCATTCATTCATGTTGCCTATTTTTGGCGCCTTAGGGCGCATTTTACAATCTCTTCGAGGGTTGCATCCGGATCGGCATGCAAAGCCTCTGAAACGGCCTGTTTTGCCCTTTCTTTGGGGAAGCCCAAAGTGTTGAGAGCTCGTATCGCGTCCGTCTGCAATTCCTCGTTTACTTCTGGCGCTTCCGCTTCTGTCGGTTCCGAATCCTCAGCCTCGGATTCACCCCCGGCCTGCGGAGGCAGGCCGAGCGCATATCCTATAAAGTTCGACAACATCAGCAGCGGGAACAGGACAAGGCCAACGAGCCATTCCATCGCCGTGTTCATATCATCGTTCATGAGTTTTTGCGTCTTGCCGGGGCATAGGAGGATAGACTGTCGTATCTATGAAGTCCACGCCCCCGAATTTCACTGTTTTCACTCGCCCACTGGCAATGCGCATCTGCACACCCCGATAGGTGATTCCGCACCTGCGGGCGTATTCGGCTATTGTAACTACTGTCTCTTTCTGCTTCGGTTCCATCTTTTTCTGTTATTTTTCGGGTTCGTCAGTCACATCCATGGCCTCCTGCTCTTCGACAGCCGCAATATTGTCGTCCACTCCGTCGACATACTCGGGGGTTGCCTGCGACAGATCCATCGAGGAGGGGGTTGCCATGTCGTATTTTAGCGCTGTGATGAGTTTCGAGTTGGCCATTACATCCATGCTGCCCCATTTCATCAAGATGCGTTTAATGACCGTCTTTTCATACATGGCAGGCTTGTTTTTCTGCCACAAACCGCTTTTGTTGTAGTAGCTTTTGCTGTACTTCTTGCCGTGCTCCTCCAGCTCTTCGACCGTCATGTACAGGTAGTGATCGCCGCCGTTTATGTAGCGCAGATAGGCTACATATCCGATTAGTTTTGTGCGTTCGTGCGGCTCTTGGTTGTACTCCATATCACCCGTAAAAGGGTCGTGGTACTTTATGTCCCCCTCATACACCGGAGCAGCCATTAACCGCTGGATCATCCCGGTATTGTTGGCGAGTTGCACCAGTCCGTTTTTCATCGGCATGAACACCGCCTTTTTGGTGACTACCTGCTGCCCGTTCTTGTACGTGGTCTCAGTGAAGGGGACGATGGCGGCCTGCCCGAATGCCGGATCGAGGGACAGCCCCGTTGTTGCACAGGCCATACACGAGCGCATGATGGATTTGGGCGTGCACTCTCGCAGCATTTTGTTCTCGGGAGCCACCAGCAGGTTGCGGACGGCCTGCGTGAATATCGGAGCCCTGTCGCCGAGCACCGCATGCAGGCGTGCCTGCACCTCTCCTTTTTTGTCCTCCAGCAGGGCGATCATCTCCTGCAAATTCGGGGTTGTGGTCTTGGCCACCATCCCCTCGCGCATTGCGCGTTCGTTCTTGTCTGTTATGGTTGTCATATTCCTAAAAAAAGCTCTAAGGTTGATGTTTTGAAATCGTTTAGTACCTCGTTACCCTCCGCGTCGAACGTGTGGAACTCCCACCATATCCACACCAGTTTTTCCATCCGCGTCTCCTTTTCTCCCGATCCCAGTGTATCGGTGTGCCAATACACCATAACGGAGGGGGTGAAACGCCAGCCTTCGCCCGAGATGCTGTCGGAGAAGTATGTATTCCCGTTGATGGCGTCCGTGAGGCGGCTTGCCACCTCCTCGTATTCCCGCGCTGTTATTTCTCGCTTCGTCTTCATGTTATTTGAATAATAATTGCCGCGTCGTACTCTCCTTTATATACTTGGCGTATATGTCCGGATTGTCCGCCTTTAATGCCTTCGAATCCAGCCTGTGGCTTGTTACAGTCTTGAATGTAGCCAGCGGTCTCCCGTCGTAGGTTATGGTGTCGTACTGCATGAAATACGCCTTAACCCGTTCTTCCGCCTTGGTGATCTCCGCCTGCATGGCGGCCACCTTCGACCGCTGCGCCCGTATCCACGCGATAGTGTCTCGCATCTCCGAATCCGCTTCCCGCGGGGCGGCTTCCGACACAGGCCATGCCAGTATAACGTCCTGGCCTGTCTCCACCGGGGGTATTTCGTCGCCCAAAATGTACCTTTCAAACCAGTCCCGGCAGTACTCCACGATATAGGCAAATTTGGATCGGTCGAAATCGAATAGCGCATACACTAGCCGCTTGCCTCCCTCCTCCGCGGCTATGTACGCCGCATCGCGTTCCATGATCCCCATTTGGTACATGATCTGCGTGTACCACAGCATAGGAACCGTCTCGGGCGTCAGTTCCGGCAGGTGCATTTTCGTGTCCTTGCACTCCAGGATATACCGCGTACTCCGGCCCGCGGCGAACACTTCCCTGTCGGGTGCTGCCTGCATGTAGGACGGGTATTTGTCATTGCGGTACACCTCGATCTGCTCGGATCGTTTGACGATCTTTTCCCCGGTCGCCTGCTCGAACATGCGGGCGATCGCGTCCTCCTTGAAGCGCCCGCGGATCATACTGTCGTTATCCTCTTCGGCCGCGGTCTCCAAGGTCTCCATTTTCTTTACGCGCCAGTACTGGTACGGCGTCATATAGGGATTAAGCCCCATAATCGTCCCAACGTCGGAACTTCCGATAACGGGGGTGTCGTTGCGCGCGTGCAACCACTCTTGTCGTGTTTTATAGGTCGTTCGTGTTATCATCTTGTATGGTCATATTTATCAATTGGTTAATTTTATCCTCCCATCTTCCCCTTATTATCCCGCGCCTGTTGAACCGAAGGGCATGGAATTTAAGACCAAGGGGGTACAAGTCCAGTATTTGACGGCGGGCACCCGAATAGATCAGCGCGCGTTTGGGTTTCAGTTCTCCCGGCTCCCACACACTCCCCCATGATTTTAAGCGCTGGTAAACCCGAATGCAATAGGGCGTTATATTTCGCCAGCATATTACGCTGTCGTGTTGATCGGCATACCGTCTGAGTATTTGTACAAACTCGTCATTCCTTCGTTTCTGCAACTGCTGCTTCGTCTCCCGATCCGTCATCATAAGTGCCGCATTCTTTTTCGTTTAACGCGAGGTAGTCGTCCAGTTCTTTCCGCCAGTCGCCCACCAGTTGATGCACTTGCGACATGTCCCCCTCCTCTACTGCCGCGGCGATCTCGTCGAGAAAGTCGATATCCGTTCTTAGGCGTTCGTGCCCCTCCTTGCCGTAGTAGTTTGCAGAAATCAGTTTGAACCCGTCCGGGGTGGCCTTTGTCCCACGCTCCAACTCCATGCAGAAGGTAGTCCCTTCATGCTTATAATATCGAGCCGTGAAATGTATGCCGGAACGAATTACCGATGAAGTCTGCGTGTAACCCGGCTCCGATACCTTAAACCCGGGGCACACTTGGGCCATCGCTTCGTTGTATACCCTACAATTGGCTATCGCCAATTGCCGCGCCTGCTCATATCTTTCGGCGCGTCTTTGGTTGAATGCCCGCCATGCCTCCACGTCCTCCGCCGTGGAATCCTTGGTAATACATGCGGGTTCATCGTTGCAGACGTCCAAATAGCCATCGCATTCGGGATACACGGGCAGCATCTTCAGTAGTTTGAATTCCGCTACCTTCCACCATCTCGCGCATGGATATAACAACATATAGTCCTCCCCGTCCTTGATCCCTATTTCTACCGACGAGACGACGGGTGATCCGTCGACGATCCCGTAGAGTGTGCACGGCGTGGCGCCCGATTTCTTTAGCACCTCCGCTGCGCGAGCTTCGATAGTGTCGCGCCTTTCTTTCAGTTCGGCGCTCAGTACATAACCCTGGCCTTCTTTGGCCGCTTCGATCCATTTCATTGTTTTTTGGTTTTTAAATATTCGACAAATTCGGCGTAGTGCCGTCTCTCTTCGATGCGGTTGTATTCCCTCTACCGCTCCAAATCTTCGGGGCTTGAATCCTTTGTGATAGGCTGCGGCATAATCTTTTTCCTCTCTTCGTATGGCATCAAACTAAATCCGGGGAAAGGTCGCCGGGGTTTATGTAACGAAATTTTATCGTTGTCCCTGTCGGTTGGGTATATAAACATATAATCCTTGCCGTCTTTGATGCCAAAATAAAGGGACGTTATCCTTTTGCATCCTGTTTCATCCGTGAAAAGCGCATACATGGCCGACGGCTTGGCTCCTGTTTTTTGCAATATCTTTGCAAGGTGTGACAATACGGTTTTCTCCAACAATTTGTATTCCACCGGAATGCCGTATTTTTTGGCTTGTTTGGGGGGCAGCCATTTGTATTACCCTCTACTCCTTCTTTGTAAAGCGTTGCCATATTATTAGGTTTTTAGTACAAACTATTGTCTGCTCTTGAATTCACGAACCGGACGCACGGCGTCCGCGTTATACTTGCCTATGCTGCTTACGTAGCCCGTGTCGCCGTTGTATAAGAACGCGAGGTTGGGATTGCATTCCGGGTCGGGATCGGCTTCACTCGTCCAGCCGATAGTTGTTGCAGGCTCGCCGCCGATTTTCCTGAATGCTTCGTCGAGGCCACGGAACCGGGCGTCGTAAATTTCTATTGCTTCATGCCGGGTCGGGCAGCGGAAGCCCTTGCGGTATTCGGCGGCGGCTTTCTGTGCGCCCTCGAAATTGAATCTGCCCGGCAGGTTTTCTTTGGCGATTTCGAGCATACCGAAATCGGTTACCAATACCACGGTCTGCGCGGTTTCGGGGCAGGCACGTGTCATCCAATCGTCGAGGGTGAAAAGCCTGCGTGTGTCGTCGGGAATATAAATCCCGTTTTTGATGTTGTTTTTCATGGCGTATACTGTGTGTTAGAATGCGTTGTTCTGAAGGTGCAGGAGGACGACCGCCGCAAAGGCGGCCATTCCTGCCAGCACTACCGCCCACAGGGCGAGTAGCTGCCTTACTCGATCTTTATCCATATCCGCAAATCCTGTTCCTGTATTTGGATGGTTATCACGCCTTCCCTGAGGGTCGTACTTACGCCGATGCCTCGGCGTACTGCGATATCTTCGATAGCCTTCAAGGCCTCGTAGCTATATTTCACGTACGCCCCGATCTCCTGCGTCTCGCGGAAAATATGTATCGCGCTTATCGTGTCCTGGGGCATCTCCTGGGTAAGGGCGTACGCCCTTTCTGCCAGTTCGTTCATTGTTTTCATAATTAATTGATTTTTAATTTGATATAATTGTTATGTCTGCTGTCACTCGTGGGCTTATGCCTTGTATACTGTCAGCGCCGCACCCCGAAGCAGTCGCCATGCCTGATTTAGTGCCCGCCCTTGTACCTGAATCCATGTTTCGATCCGGTTCGGCCAAGCGGAACGGAACCGGGTATTCTCGATCTCTTCCCTGATGCGGGCTACTTGGGGATCGGTAAGGGTAACGCCCGAGGTAGTGAAATTAACGTGTGTCATGGCTTTCTGGTTTTTTTGTGTTTATAAACTGCATTCGTGTATTTCCGTCCCGCCGAGGGCTGAAACTTCGACGAGGTACCCGCTCTCCGTCCTGTGTACCGATTCTACCCGCAGCGTGCTTCGGAACAGAATCCAGCAGCACAAAGCCGTGATTACCACCAGCGCGGCGGCCTTTATGGTATTGTTAGTGCTTTTCATGGTTCGAGTATATTATATTAAGTATGAATAATGCCCAATCTATCGAGCGGCACGCCTCTTCTTCACTGATATAGTAGCAATTAAATTCGTCATAAAGGTTACCATTTTTTGCCCTTTCCCGAATTGTATTTCGTTCTTCTTCGCTGTTGCATAGTATTTCAACGGGTCGCGGCTCGTGGTAGTCTGAGAGCCGCACGCCGTATACCTGAACGGCATACAATGTAAGTTTATAATTCTGATTCATTATTTCCGGGATTATTATGCTGTATAATCGTGCGCGTATCCTATCAGCCTCCAGTTAGACCCGTCGAACCAAATGCGGCGGTAAATTGTGGCAAGTTTCACGGGGCGCACCTCGTAGGCGCAATATATTGCCCATAATTCACGGGCGGCCTCTTTTCTTGTTTTCATGGCTTTCGGGGTTTAGCAAATACAAGTCATTAACAACCTATAAGCCTGTTTATATGCGGCTCGCTGCAAATCCATCCAGGTACGGCGTGAATCAGGAGCGAGGCGACCGCCGTCCTTTTTCTTGAGCATTGACGGTGTGCAAAGGGCCTCGGCTATATCTCCGTCGTAGATCAGCGCGCCCCCGCCATAACAATAGGCGTTCCAGTCGTCCGCACCGTTTAATAATGTTTCTTCATTGAGTTCCGGAATTGGTCGGCCGTTGTTATCGCAATACTCGCAAATGTCTATGTAGCTTCTCAGCAGATTGAGCGCAAAACCTTTCACGCCTCGATCCCAGCACGACCGCGTTTTAACGGCTTCCAGGCGTTCCCGAATCTCGTTCACTCCGTTCTTCCAGTTGGTGGGGTTGTTTGATTGTCTCTTTCCCATGGCTTCAAATGTTGGTTTCATTAACTTCGAAGGGTGTAATGTCTGCTCCTTTCCCTTTCTCTATTACAAAGATAGTATAAGATTTTATACCATGCAAGCATTTCACAAACTTTCTTCATCGTTTGTTCTTATGCAAAACGAATATCGCATAAGTTTTTACCACCCGAAAGCCTGCCAGCCTGAGACCACGGCGACCCGCTTCACCACGACCCAACGCGCACGCACGCCCACGCCCACACCACGGGCTCCAACTACACTCCCAATAAACTCGGAGTTTGCTATGACTACTCCCCCTTATATATTACTTCTTATCATTCATATATATTAAGAACGTGTATAGTCGCAGGGAGGGGTATTTTGGGGGTGTTTGGATGGTGTGGTGAAATAGGATAGTTTTGGTCTGTTTGGCCGGGTGGGAAGGGGGAGGGGCGGATGCTGGAGGAAGGAGGAGAGAGGAGGCGGGCCGGGGGAGGGCGCCGGGGAGCGGGAAGGGGTGGAGGGGAGGCGGAGGAGTGGGAGCAAAGGAGGAAGCGAGAGGGCGGGGCGAGAGGTGGGAGCCGGGAGAAGAGGGAGGGCGCGCAGCCGGAGCGAGCGGAACAACGTGGAGCGAGCGAAGGAAGGAGACAGCCACCGGGAAGGGGTGCGGGTCTTTGGTCAACAGCCGCCCGGGGTCTGGAGCCTTTCTAACACTCGAGATATTCCCGCGTGGGGATGGATGGGGTACGGGTCTTTGGATTTTCGGGGGTATGTTTTGTGAGGATTTTTGGTTATTCAGGGGGGGGGGCTGGGATTTGGACGGTAAAGATATTATTACTATATTTGTACAACAATCTTAAACAATCTGATTATGGGAACAACGAAAAGTGTTACTACGCATGTAGGGGCTAAAGGCGCTTGTCATTTCGAGGCAGAGCTCAAGGGGAATCGCCTGCTCTCCTTTATTGGCATTTGCGTGAAAGGGGAGGGGCATTGTATTTGCGAGATGAGCTTTGGAGATATAGTTGAGCTCCGGGATGCTCTGAACATAGCTATCGGCTGGGACGAGCGCAGCTCGGATATTCCCGGTAAAACAAAAAACGTGCTTTGTCATGGGCGTAAGTAAATCAATCACTATCGAGGGGGTTACTTTCCAGTTCGAGGTGAAGTCGAAGGACGGGGTTATGTACGTTTCTCTCTACTCGGGCGAGGGCGAAGCGGCTCATGCCATCATGTCGGCCGAGGAGAGCAAGGAAGTGGTCGATGCGCTGGATATGGTTCGCGGGTGGGTGAAGCCGAGGGAAAACAGACCCTTTACGGAACAGGAGCTTAAATTCTGAGGTTATGACCGAGATGTTCGGATATTATCTTCGCCTATACGTGACGGCGAATTTCGGCGAAAAATACGACGACGGGGTGAAGCTCATGCTGGATGCGGGGCTTCTGAACGAGACGGCGGCGCAGTGTGCCGTGATATGCTGCTACGTGGACAACTGGTGCAGGACGTATTCGGGGCCGCGGCAGGAGGCTTTCGCGGCCGCGGCCGAAACGTTCGGCATTGCCGTATACACGGTACGGCACTACTATTACGACCTTAAAAAAAGGTACGATATCTTCAACAAAAACAACAAAGATTATGAAAAAACTGCTTCGCCGTCCCGCACTGACGGCTCTTTTCGGCCGGAACAAGAAGGTCGGGACAAAAACGACGGCCGAGATTAAAGCGTGGCTGGAGACGCACGGAATTGACCGATCTACGGCCGCGCACATTTCGGGGTTCATGAAGGCGCACGACATCGACCTCGGTGCTATCCGCCTCTGCTCCTACGGCCTCACCTACTCCTTCGACGAGTTCCTGGAGTGGTTCAAAAACGACGATTCCTCGCTCGTGCCCGTCGAAAACAAGTTTGCAATATTTTGGGACAAATGTCATTCGAAGGCAAAGATCGCCGTGTTCGAGGGTAAAACGGACGGAATTATGGGTCGGTTTTGGCTCGCGTCCGACGGATCGTCTCACCGCAACTGCTGCCGATTCGTGTCTATGGCGCAGTACCGCATGATCCTCAACGTCCCCGACGACATGAACATCCCCCTGCCGCTCGGGTTCCTGGACGAAGTCCAAACGAAAGAAACCAAAAAAAAACCCGCCGAAGATGAAAAGTAGAACCTATTCCGTGGCTACGGGCTCCGAAGCCGTCATAACTCGTCGGGCGAAAGGCATGACGCAGGAAGAATACCGCGCCCTGCGGCGCGAGGCCGACCGAAAACTCAAATTCAGACTGCGCTACGGCACGATCATATACGTGGCCTCCGAGCTGTTCTCCGAGAACGGCATCGACATGATCCGGCGCTTCAAGCCCTATCGGCGCCCCTCCAAATCGGCCGCCGTGAAGCTCGAATCTATGCGCAAGGGAAAAAATATGCGCACCCGCTTGGAATTGAAAAAATAATTCCCTATATTTGTTCCCGGAATGTTTCTGTGGCATTCATGCAGTTTATTTTTTCCTCCGCTCCCGCTCCAGGGGCGGAGGTTTTTGATTAATTTTTTCCATAATTCACGCCCTTCGTGGTAAATTCTTATATTTGGGCGTAAAAACCGAACTCCATGGACGACAGGAAATCCGCAATAGACTTTTTAAAGACCTCGACGGCAGTGCCGCAGATGCCGGATGCGACGCCCGCGGAGTGGGAGTGGCCTATATCGGAGCAGGTGGAGAAGCAACTGAAGATGATGGGCGTCTACGACATAATGCGCGAGCAGATATACATAATCGGCACCTCCGCATCGAAGGCGAAGATCGAGATCGCCAAGTCGAAGATCGACGGCCTTACCAAGTCCATGAATCTCATAAAGGCCACCATGTCCGTACTGGAATCCTCCGGATCGGACGTAGACGAAAACCGCATATCGGAAATCGACATACGCATGCACCTCGACGAAGATGATGATAACCAAGAGTAGAAAGGCCGGATGCCTCGACATGAACATACACCTCACGCGCAAGCAGAGGATCATGTGGAACCGCCTCAACGACGGCCAGTGGAAGGAAGTGCTCTTTTACGGCGCCTCGCGCTCGGGAAAGACTTTCGTCATTCTGTACTGGCTCATCGTGCAGTGCGTGGCGCACAAAGCCAACTGCCTCGTGCTCCGCAACCTCTTCACGTCGCTGCAAACCGGAATGCTCCAGCAGACCCTCCCCGCGGTGCTCAACGCGATAGCCAAGCACAACGGTTACGCCAAGTGGCAGGAGATAACCATGAAGGACGGGACACCGTTCGCAAAGTATAACGGCAAGGACAACTACCTCATGTTCTACAACGGCGCCTACATAAAATTCGGCTCCATACGCGGGTCGGCCAACGACGAGAGCCAGTTCGATAAGATTCTTTCGTCGGAATGGGGTCATATCTTCATCGACGAGGTATCGGAGGTCGAGGAGAGGGCGGTAGACACCCTCCGCTCACGACTGGCGCAGAAACTACCTGTGCGCAACAAGCTCCTGTTCGCCCTCAACCCCACGCGAAAAACCGGATGGACATACGTCAGGTTTTTCAAGCACGAGACCCGCGAGGGACTGGCGATCCCCCCGGAGCAGACGTCGAAGTTCCTGGTCGTGAAGTTCTCACTTAACGACAACATGGAGAATGTCGCCGACGACTACCGCGAGACCCTGGAGGCCATGTCCACGCTCATGCGCAAGCGCTTCCTGGAGGGCGACTACTTCGACGAGAGCGAAGGGGAGATTTTCAAAAAAATATGCTGGAGCGACGTGAATCCCGATCTGCGCTTCCCGACGCCCGAGGAGTGGATAGACCTCATTATCTACACCGACCCGTCGGCCAAGGACAGCCGCAAGAGCGACTTCAAGGCGTCGCTGCTCATGGGCAAAGCCCGCGGCCGAATATGGCTCATCGACGTGCTGGCCGTGCAGGGCACCTCCCTGGAGATGATGAAAAACATTCGGCAGCTGTACCTCGAAAGCCCCAACCGCCTTATAACGCGCATCGTGATGGAAAAGAAGCAGATACCCCTGGACTTCAAGACCACATTCGACCAGTTCCAGGCAGACACGGGGTGGATATGCCCCCTGGAATGGGATACCCGGAATATGGGCGACAAGTTTACAGTCATCGAATCCATCCTCGATCCCCTCTTCACGTCTGACAGGTTCGTATTCAACGCCAAGCTCAAAGATACCAACCGCGGCGAGGAAGCCGTGAATCAGTTCCTGTTCTTTTCGCGCAAGGTCGATCCAAACCGCAAGGACGACATACCAGATGCGGCGGCCAAGGGCGTATCGCTCATGAACCGCGCGGGCGGAACCGCGGGCTCCGCGTACAAAAGCTCCGGCATCATAGTAAAAAAACCAAAACGTTTCATATCATGACCGAGAATGTGAAAATTTATACGCCCGGGGAGCTTACAGAGATGGGATGGGATTTCAAAACCACGCAATCCTTGAAAATACCCCCCTACGATCAAGAGTTCGAAGAGCCGCTTTTAGCGGAAGATACTCCTGCCGACTGGAAGGATAACGTATCTTTATATCAATTCAAGCCCTATTTCCAAGGCCCCAAGGATGTGCCGTCCCTCCAATACAACAAATTCACAGGCATAACCTATTTATGCGACGTGGAGCGAATTCCGGACATACCCGACAAATGGGCGATAAATCTCAAGGCTGGAATGTTATCCATCACTGGTTTAACCACGTCGGAAATAGTTTCGCTGAACCTGGAGTTCGCCTGCTATACAAATAGCGACACCCCGCTCCCCTTCACCGTGGGGAGCCAACTGGGATCGGGTGCCCTATATCCCACATACAATGGCTTTGCCACGAAATATACCAGACATGAAAGTCTCGAAATACGCACAGCCCCCATATACCTGCCATATCCTCCCGGAAAACCGTTCTCTGTATATTTCCAAAAAGATAATGTTTTTACCGATGGCGGATTGCATATCGTATATTTCAGCCTCGTGCCTGCGATAATACCATCCATAACCACGTCGGCCGGGAAGTCATTCACAGACCCCAAAACCGGAGCTGTGAGAACGTATTCCAACACTCCCGTGTCCTGTTCTTCGGCCCAGGCATCACTTCAATCGGCCTCTGAATATGCCTCGTGCATAGAATACGGGGAGCAGGTTATCGTGGCCGCGGAACCCGGTAAAATGTACTTCCCCGAGGTGGAGCTCTATCAGTGGATTTCACCCCAGCAGCTCGACCAGTTCAAGAAAATGTATCCCGATTGTGTGGAGATTTCTTACAACAGCGCTCTGGGGTATGTGTACAGTCAGATCGGGGAGCTGTACGACATAGCCTCGATACTGGCCGGAGACACCAACGACGGTACGTCGAAGATCATGCGGTGGATATTGACCGTCCTGACGGCCTACAATATCACGAGCCCCTCGGCACGGCACTCCGAGACCCTGCGCGACAACTACGAGATGGTCGTAAAGAAGGTCACGGAGATGAAAAACGGGGCTACGACGCTGCATGATGCCCCGATAAAGGAGACCCCGAATGCGTGGGGTACGGTAGTAAACGGATCGAAAAACAAAATGCGCGGATAAATGGCACAATTTCATACCCCGAGGCAGCAGCCTTACAACCCCTTCCGCCCTATTGGGGCGCCGAATGTAAAGTCGAGGTACATTCCCAACCAGTACTTCGTCGAGTTCACTCCGAGCTGGTGGCGAAATGCCATCGACAACGCGGTGAACTACTCCGACCTTACGATGGTGGACACCCTGTATTCGTGGTGCATTCAGTCATCGCCGTTCCTGGTGAGCCAGATGAACAAGCGCCTGAACCCCATCGAGAATGCCGTGTTCGCGTTCTACCGCGACGGCGAGATCGACGAGAACCTCACAGAGATGATAACCCGCACCCGGTGGTTCAATAAGATGAAGCGCGAATTCGTGCTCTCGAAATTCTACGGCGTGCGTATCGTCGGCATCGACGTCGAAAAAGACACCATCACCAGCTACCCGCTGCGAAACATAGACATGGTGAACAGGGCGATCCGGTCGCAGACCTACGCCATAGAATCCGTGGCCAACGTCGACGATTACGACAATATGTTCTACATGCAGCCCGACACCGACCAGGATTTCAAGATGGGAATGATGCAGCAGATTTCCCGCGCTATGATCGGCATTGTGGAGGCATACAACAACTGGTCGGTGACGAGCGCTACATACTCATATCCCCGCACCACCGTGGGCTTCATCGACGGGAACGCGCAGGCACAAGCGCTGGCCGAGAATATCGCCAACAACCTCGACCCGCTCGACACCCCCGTGCTTCCCTTCAAGCAGAACCTCGACAACAAGGAGAACGTCTACCAGGTGGAGGTCAAGCCCCTCCAAACCCAAATGTACCCCGATGCCTTCCGCGTGTTCAAGGAGTACATAGACAGCTACCGCGCGGAGATCATGCAGGAGGTGACGGGAGGTACTCTGCTCGGTGCCACGGAGAAAAACACCAACTCCGAGCAGCTCGCGCAGATACATATGTCCCTCTACGAGGCACTGTGCAACGCCGACAAGCGCGACTTTGCGAACTTTTTCAACTACGAAGGTGCCATCCAGAAGATCGGCCGCCTGCTCGGCATAGATATGTCGGGCGTAAAGCTCATGGAGGTGCCCGACACCACCATCAGCGTGGATAAGTTCGAGCGCATAGGCCGCGTGCTGGCTTCGCAGGGCATGGCATACAGCCCCGAGGTCATGCGTAAGGTCGGCATGGAGCCCTCCGACATAAACACTGCCGTGCGCAACAACAACTGGACGGAGGTCAAATTGCAGGCCAAATCCATCATGGCGAAAATAAAGTCGGCACTCACTCCCTCCATGAAAACAAACGACAATGGCAACGATAGCAGACCTAAGGAGAAAGATTAGCACCGCCATCTACAACATCAAAACCCAAATTCCGGCTAAGGTGGCCGAAAGCATGGCCGGGGAAACGCGCCTCAACTTCGAGCGCGAGGAGTATGGCAACGACGGCACGCCCCGTAAATGGGCGGACAGATGGGGAAAGAACCTGAAAACAAAGAGGTTCGAAAACCTCGAATCATACCTCCGCTATCCGAAGCTGCGCCACAGAGGCCGTCTCGCCCGGAGCATCACACCCTTCTATGGGAGAGGTTTTGCCGGGCTGCGCGCCGCGGCGCCCTATGCGGAACTGCAAAACACGGGGAAGGGCGCCCGCACCGGAGGCAACCCTTTCCGCACGCGACCCTCGTCCTCGACGCCCGTGCGGCTCGGCACCAATCCCGTCGCCCGACCCTTTATGGGTGTTGGCCGAAGAACCGAACTCAATGCGCTCCGGCTATACTCCCGAGAGATCGCAAAACTGGTGTAGAAAAAATTTTATTTGCGAAATATTTTCCTTTGCACTACATTCGTAACGTCCTATACTGAAATTATGATCGGTGAAATTTGCAAAACAATAGTTACGGCACTGCGGGCTTCGGAGCTCGTGGACGAAAATAATGTCAGTATAGTCCTCGCAAATGACAACGGAGAGGGGACGGTGAACACCGACCTCCCGGCCATAGCCGTAAGCGTGAAGGGAACCGAGCGTGACACCGGGGAGTTCATCGGAGGAATGATCTACAACCAGTACATCGTGCAGTTGTCGGTGATAACGCCGTTCGACAATCAGGCTGCGTCGCCAGACGATGACCACCAGTACGATCAGATGAACCTTGCATACAAGGTCATGCTCTATATGGCCGCGTGTTCGCGGGGAGTGATAAAGAACTCGGAGGGCGAATGGGTGCCGCTGGACTTTTTTACCGAGCTGAGGCAGAAATACGGCTTTACGCTCCTTTACAAGGAAACCGAGACCTATCAAACGATAGCTATGGAGCGCGATATGGCAAATCTCCCCGTGCATAACACGCGGCTCATATACATGGCTAACTTCGTCGACAACAGCACCTACGAACAGGATTCGTTCCTATGTGATGCGATAGAGATGAAGTGTCTGTGCGATACAGTAAGGAGCACTAATTCATAAATCTGACATGGCAAAAGCGACATATCAAATACTCTCGAACGAGGCGCTCAACAGTAAGGGTTTCGTGGTGCTCAACTCCAGCATCGACTGGAGCAGGTACCTCAAAAATCCGATCCTGCTGCGCAACAAAGATACGGGAGAACATTTCGGCCAGCCCATCGGGCGCGTCGAAGATATTCATTTGGAAAACGGCAGGTGGATCGGAAAGCTGGTGTTCGGCTCCTCCGAACTCGCACAGGCCGCAAAAGGAGATTACGAAGCCGGAATACTCAACGGAGTATCTATATTCGGTAGGGCGCGGATCGTCGAGCGCAATGGCAGGAAATACACTACATTTTTCGAGGTGTGGGAGATTTCCCTTGTCAACATACCGTCCAATCCCGATGCAGTGGCGATACGGGGAGAGGATAACGTTGGGTTGTCGGCAGTATCATTCGTGCCGGACAGCATAGAGATCGAACAGATCGAGAGCCTGTCGGCATACCAAACAGACATCATAGACCAATTTGAGAACAAGATGAAAAACGAGGAAGAGAAAAAAGTCCCCGAAACCGGGACGGAGCAGGCTTTCGACGACCGCGTGTCGCTGAGCGCCATGTCTAAATTCCTGGAACTTATCGGACTGGCACCCCGAAAGAGGCTTCTCCGCGCGGATGAAATAGACCGCGGCGCCAACCAGGACGACGCGGATGCCGGGCAGGATCAGCGTGATGCCCGCGAGGATCGCCGCGCTGCGCGCTATGAACGCGAAAAGGGCGATGATGCCGAAGCAAAACGGCGCGAAAAGGACGCCGAGCGCGACGACAAGATGGCCGAAAAGGACAAGAAGGAGGCCGACAAAGACCGCCGCGAAGCCCGCGAAGAGAGGGCAAGCGCCCTGGCCGCAGAGGCCGTTACCGAAGCCCTTGCCGCAGCCACAGACGCGGCCCTAGCCGACGCCAAGGAAACCAAAGCCGAGGCAGCCAAACCCACGGCGCTCTCCGCTGCGGAGGATGCGCGAGTATTCAACGACAAAACAATCACAAAAACCAAAACAATGGTAAAACCCTTTTTCAAGTACATCGACGACCCTGAAAATCTGCCGAAGATTCAGGCAATCATGGGTCTGTCCGCCTCCTCGGGCACTGCCGACGGCGTTGCCGAGGTGAGCTTGTCGGCCGCACAGGACGCCGACGTTCGAGAATCAATTCAGGAGTTGTCCGCATCCATGCTCTGCGACCCCTATTTCATGGCCACCGTGCAGAACATGACCTTCCAGGTCAACGACGGACGCCGTGAGAGTGTCGTCGATACCATCCAGGGTCTCGCCTCGGGCGAAAAGTCGGGTAAGTTCGTGCAGAATACCGACCTGGCAAAGATTTCGTGGATCTCGCTGTTCGTTCGCCAGCTCTTCCCGCCTAACACGTGGGCTGACCGTGTACGCCGCCTGTCGGTGCGCGACAAGGAAGGCATCATCTGGGTGGAGAGCGCCGTCAATCCGGATATCTACTTCGGAGATCGCGCGCCGCTGAATGCGCCCAACTACCTCTACGACGACCTGCCGCGAGGACTGGAGCGCAAAGTGTTCTCCATGCAGCCTATTGTATGGCAGCCCGCGAACTCCGACGTCCTGGCCTACAACGACCGCGCAACGGGTCAGCTGGATGCCATGGCCAAAATGTCCATGTGCATCCACAACTACTGGCTCCAGACCATCGCCGAGGCAGTTCCCGCAGCTAATCACCTTACCATGTCCGGCGCCGAATTCGATTCGGCAAATCGCTTCCCGATCAACTCGGACGCCACTGGCAAGCTGCTCGGCATGACCCTCAATGACCTGCTCGCCGCACAGGGCCGCTTCATCGCCCGCAACCTCAACTTCCGCCGCGGGAACGGTGTGGCTGTGTTCGCAGAGCCCTACTACACGTCGCTGGTGCAGACCGACAAGGTTCAGAGCATTCTGACGCAGCAGTTGTCGAACGCCCGTCCCGAAGGCTTCACTTACTCGGGATTCGACGTCATGGCTCGCTCGGTCATCGCTGCCTACAACACTGCAACGTCTACGGTCGTGGATGCGGAGACTTATTTCGACAAGCCCGTCACCTTCGCAACCGGAGCTATCGACACCGCTCATGCGAAGCCCGTGCTGGCCGCGACGGTTTACGACATCGGCCTCGGCTTTATCCCCGAGGAGGTCGTTGTGGCAATCGGCAACTCGAACATCCATATGGTGTCCGACCCGAACAACTACGGTTGGAAAGTGTCGATGGACATTTCGACGGGTGCCGGAACTATCCGAAGCAGCGCAGCAGGCATCGTTCTGTATCGCCCGACGGCAGCCACCGGAGCGTAACGCAACACACACAGGAAAAACCAGCCCGGCATGTTGTCGGGCTGGTATTCCAAAAAACTCAATATCAACAATTTAATTCCCCATTTAAATTATGATTCAGATCGCAACATTCACCCGCAAGTTTTTCATCGAGCTCGTAAAGCAGCTCCAAATCTACGGCACCCTGTACGTCACTGAGGACGGCAACATCTACGTCAACGAATCGCAGGCGCAGACACGCTGCCAGGCCCGCGAGAAGCTGGCACACCTGAACGGAGAACTCGTCCAGGAGCTCCGCTATGCCCGCGTCGACAAATCCAATCCGCCCAAGGACACCGCGGAGTTCGAGGAGATGCTCGAGAACCAGTTCCGGGCACGCCGTCAGGCAGCCAAGAGCTCCCTGGCAGAGGCCGAGAAGGAACGCAACAAGCCCGTCATGTCCGATGCCGAGGCAGAAGCCCTGCTCGAAGGCAAGACCCCCGCTCCTGAGAAACAGGAGGAGGAAGCCGCAACAGAGGCGCTGATCGAAGGCGTGGAGTATGCCAAGGTTCGGGATGCCATCCGGGCAACCGTGAACCCGAAGCTGCACCACAGCGCCGGGTACTCCAAGACCCTGGAGGCGTACAACGTCCTGACCGACGAGCAGAAGGCCGCAGTCGGTGCAGAACTCGCAAAATAACAAAACCTACGCAAATATGGCAGTAGTAGATATTTATACAACTTTAGGCGACACCAGGCTGGGCAACACCACACCCAGCGATGGTATTGGCATGATCGTCGCTCCGGCAATCGCCTCCACGGGAACCGGAGGTGCGGCCTTCGCGCTCGACACCGCCTACCTCATTACCTCCGTTGCCGACCTTACGGCGATGGGTGTGACCTCGGGAACCGGAGCCATGCTCCTGTTCCAGGTAGAGGAGTATTACGCCAAGGCCGGGAGCGGCTCTCGCGTGTGGGTCGTGGGGTATGCTCATGCCGAATACAAGACATTTATTTCGGCCAAGCTGGAATCCATCATCAGCGGTACCACGGCGTCGAACTTCGACCTGCGTCCGCGCATGATCTCCTTCGCATCGCCGCTTCCCACATTCCAGGATTTCGATGGGACTACCGAGGGGAAACTCCCGGATACCCACAAGACCCTCATTGGCAACCTGCAAACCGTACTCAACAACCTGTTCCAGCAGTCGATCCGCATGGTCGGCATCTTCGACGGCGTTGTTTGCGTTCCGACAGGCAAGACTATCCTCACCACCGACCTGAGTAAGCTGGAGAACCTCGCAGCGCTCAAAGCACCCCGTGTGGCCTATCAGGTTACAACTTCGACGCCCGGCATGTCGGCATCCGTAGGCCGAACTCTCGGCATGCTGTCGAGCCTGTCGCTGGCGATGTCTCCCGGTGCGGTGACCACTGCCGGGCCAGCAGGCGACATCGACTATTTTGTGGATGTAACGGCCAGCGCCGACCCGCAAGAGGTCAACACTCCCGTATCGCGGCTTGTGCCTGCGAAGTGCAACATCCTGGGTGAGAACCAATACCTCTTCACCCGCGTGCGTCCGCAACTGGCGGGCGTATACTACAACGACGGCGCCACATGCAACGATCCGGAGATGGCTCTTTCGGAAATTTCGTTTGTCCGCGTGGGTAATGCCGTGTGTGACAGCGTGGAGAGATTCTTTGTCAAGTTGCTCCAGGAGAACATCCCTACGGATGCTTCCACCGGAGCGATCGACGCGGGATTCAAGTCCGGAACGCTGGCTCAGCTCGACGAAACAGAACTGACACCCCGTATCAACCGCGGAGAAGCACAGGCCATCAATGTAGATTTCGCCGCCAAAGACGGCAACTACAATATGTCCAAGGCTATCCAGGTTACCGTGGAGGTACTTCCCCTTAGCCCGCTCCGCGAGGCATATATCGAAACTTTCTTTGTAACTACGTTAAACTAAACGCCATGCCTAATCCTTATGTAGTGCCCTCGAAGGACGTCCAAATCTACCTTACTTTCGAGGGGCTTCCGGCAATCAAGATCGGTACGGGTACCTCGCTCAACTTGCAGTACTCGCAGACGGTGCAGGACATATTCGCTATCGGGGAAACAGACCCTATCGACCTGGTGCAGCTCAACGCTCAGTATGCGGCCACGCTGTCGCACCAGACCGGGGAGCAGCACACTATCCTCGATGCGATCAACGGCGCTCTTCCGGCCGGGCAGACGCCCTATGCGTCCATGCTCCAACTGCCGCCCTTCACGCTGACGAAAACCATGTCGCTGCGCAACAGCGCGACGCCAAAGACCGTCTCGGAATCCCTGTTAGGGTGCAAGTGCGAACAGTCGAGCTCGGACACTAACCGAAACGACGCGGAGACGCTTTCGTCCATCAACATCCGTGCCCGTGCCGTACAGCGCTCGGTCGCACCCATCCAAACTATTGTGTAAACCAGGACGGGCGGGCACCCCAAGACCCGCCCGTCTTTAAAACCCAAAAATTATGTCGCAAATACAAGAAACGGAGCGCCTTGACCTCCAATACACCGTCACGGCATCGTATTTCGTCCCCTCCTTCAACAAAGACGGTCATATGATCGAGGAGGAGAAAAAGAACCAAAATATCGCCCTTTGGCGTTTACAGCGCCGCAACATCGAGCACTCGAAGCTATCCATGTCGATCCTGTCGCGCGAGGAATCGGAGCAAAAGGGAGTGATTGGCCTGGCCATGGACTTCATCAAAGCCTGCTGCGTCGACGACAAGGTGCGCGAAGATTTGCTCGGCGATGCTCTCGCCTGCGTGGAAATCTTTCAGTCGGAACCTGTCAGCGAGGACTTCCGCCGTTTTTTCGGGACTTGGGAGTTCTTGAAGGCACTCCCGAAAAATCCGTCCGGCAAAAAATAGAGGAGTATGCGAAGGACGACCCTCTGCTTATCAAGAAGGCTGTCGTCTCCAGATACTTTCATGAGCCTTACTCTGACATGGAGAAAAGGCTCAGCATCAATGATATAGACAAGTTATATACACTTGCGCTTCACCTTGTCGACATCATAGACATGGCGCCCTTTAAATCTAAAAAATAATGGCAACATACACCATACGCCTCAACCTTGGGGGAGACGTCATCGAACGTCTTACTCGTGCCAACGCACTGAGTGACCAACTGGAGCGCAAGACCAACCGCATGTCCCGGAATGGCCGAGGCGGAGGCGGAGGTGGTGTGGCCAACTATCCGAACCTGCGGCACGGATGGCACGAGCGCATGTCCTCCATGTATGACGTGTCGCGCCGATTCGGCAACCGACATACGCGCGAGGATTTCATGTCCGATGCCAACCGGGCGTTCGATTCCATCCGGCGCTTCCGCGAACAGTTCGTGCGCAATTCCTTCACCCCGAGCGGGTGGATGCGAAACGCCGGGAACTTGGTCGGGGCGGTGTTCGATTCCGCCGCCGCAGTGATAAAGAGCAATCCCGCACTCCTGATGGGCGCGGGTATTCTCGGTACTGGAGCCGCGGCGTACGCTCTTCCTAAGCTCATTGGCGGAGGGCTATACGCCGTGCTGTCCAAAACATTGAACAGCTCGTCCATGACGGACGCCATATCCAACCGTATGCAGATGGATATGGCGCGCAGGGGGTTGGGATCGGGCTACACCTCGGCGCTGTCTGACGCCACGCGCATGGCGGCCGAATACGGCTATTCTCGTGCCGGCATGCTCTCCATGATAAACACCGTGTCGGGCTTCGAAATCGGAGGCACGCAGATCGGCACGGCCATAGCCACGCAGATCGCGCGGCAGGTGGGTAAAGTCGCCCAGATCGGAGGTCGCCCCTACGACATCGTGGGCCTGAACATGCAGCAGCTGCTGGCTGCCGAAAAGCCCAACCTTCGTGACGTGCGCGAGCTGATACATGCCGCCCCGATTCTCTCTAAGTACGCCAACGAGGCCATGAAAAGGAGGGGTATCGTAGGAGAGAGCCCCTACAATTACCTCCAGGATCGCGCCAACATGCTCCGAGCCCTGCACAGGCTCGACACGGAGCTGCAACCCCCGTCGGCCGCGGCGGCGCGCGGGCAGATAGCCCTGGCGAAGGAGAATTTCTGGATCAACCTCGCGGGCATGGACAAACTGTGGGAAAGCGTCGGCCGGGCCGGAGAGAATATGTTCGACCGCATATCCGCACGTTTGGATATGTGGTACAACTCGTTCGACCCCAACAGGCTGGACAACATCTTCGACGACTTCGTGGATGGCGTAGAGGATGCCATAGGCGCACTGACGGCCCTTTCGGACTGGATACTCAACCTCTCCGACTTCTTCGGGCTCCTGAATCCGTGGAGCTGGGGCGACAAGAGCCGCTGGGACTTGCGGTACGAGAAGTCGGCCAAGCAGTCGGAATTCACCGAGCGGCGCAAGGCCGCCACATACCTGTCGGAGGAGATCGGCAGGAAGTACGTAGAGGACTACCTGCGCACGCCCGCAGCCCGCAAGGCGTGGGGCCTGGACGAAGGGACGAAGGAGAACCAGGCGGCGAACCTCAAAGATGCGCGCGACATCCTGCTAAAAAACTTCGTCACCACCTTTACACCCAAGGTTCGGGAGGGGTTGCAGGAGCTGCCCGGACACCTGACGCCCGAGGAGGGGGTTCCGCAGTACCCGACGGGGCTCCTGAGGTACCAGTACACACCATACGAAACGAATACCGGATTCAGCCTGTTCGACTTCCTAAAGACCGGGAACACGAAGAACGTCACTACCGTAACCAAGGGCGAGGCGTCCATAGCTCCCGTGACTTTCCGCTCCAATCCCGCGCTCAACGACCGGGAAGTCGCCGAGAATTTCAACCGCGTGACGAAGATTTACGGCGAAGGAGGAAGCGGCGCCAGCGGGAAGGACACCAAGAAGATAGAAGATTTGACAAAGGGATCGAAGTCGCTCATTATCAACTTCAATGCACCAATTGTGCAGATGCCGACCCAAATAAACACCAATGCCACGCCTGAAAGCATCATGCAGACCATATCCAAACAGATCGAAGAGGTGACAATTCGAGGACTGCAAATAGCCTTCAACAACTCAACACGCACGCTCAATGGCTAAAGATCAATATACCGCAAACACAACCCCCAACGACACTCCGAGCGACCTCCCGTCCTTGGGACAAATCCCGGCGTACAAGGCCGTGACGGATGGCATAAGCGCCGTAGAAAAAGCATATCAGGCGGGGTTGAAAATAACCCTGGCGGAGGTAGGATTCTGGCGTCAGATCGTTCAGTTCCGCGGCAAGGCCAAGACTTCATACCCCCAGTATACCGGGATGGCGGACACCCTAAAGCAGTCCGACGACTACAAAACGGCCATACAATCGGTAGATCGTCAGGATATACAGCGAGAATATGTATTTCGCTGCGGGGATTATTTTCTCCCTATCAACCTCACCTACGAAGTGGAAGGGGAAAAGAACGATTCTACCTCCCAGCTCGTCGACGGGGCAGAAATCCTCCAGGTTCTCAACTATAAACCGATGGTCGTAACCGTGCGTCTGCGCATTGAACGCAACTTGTCTCGCGTCGACACGGACGCCTCGGCCTCGAATCTTTCCATGCTCGACGCCTTGTCCTATGAGGCATATGCCGACCAAGGGCTCGACAACACCGATCCCGCGGCCATGGCTATCGCCGACCTCGGCGTGGCTCTTCGGAGTTTGTGGCAGGGGCAGGATGTTTTCAAGATCGAGAACAAAGTCCTCAACAACGACCTCGGACTGGAGTGGGTATACATGAAGAGGTTCAAATATACCCCCAATCCGGGGTCTACCATCGTGGACGTCAGCATGACGCTCCATCAAATAAACATGGATGAAAATGCCATCGTATTTACGCAGGAGACGGTAAATACGACCAATCCCGCGGGGGGGGGGCGGTAGGTGATGAAAGGTAATTTGTTCAGAGTAGGAAACGAGGTGTTTATCGAGGGGAAGAGCATCGGCCGATTCGCCTCAGTAGACATTACCGAGGAGCGGGATTCCCTCTCGGGAAGCTGCACCATGACCCTCCCGGTGTATGCCATCGGGTTCCGGCAGGGATTGCCTCCGGCACAGCGCATAAGGGCGGCCTTGGAGGGCATAAACATCAAGCCCGGCGCCCGCATAGACATCGACGGCTGGTTCTACAATAACGCTCAGTTGGGGCAGCAGTTCGAGAGGCTGCGCATTTTCAGCGGCTTCATCCGGCAGGTCATCGGGGGATTCCCGTCGAAGATCGTATGCGAGGACTACTCTTTCATCCTGCGGTTCGGCACTATAAATCGGGACTGGGTGTCGCGCACGAAGCTAAAGGACATGGTGGACTATCTATGCCCCATCTCGAACAAGGCATTCGAGGACTACCGCAAGGCACAGGGGTTCGACAACCCGGCGGACTTCCCGGCTCTGTCGTTCGATTCATCGGATAGTGCGGATGTGGAGTTCGCTTTGCAGACCTTCAAGCTCATATCGCCGTTCGAGGCCCTGTCGAAGCTCATGAATATGTTTACGCTGTACGGCACTGTGAACACCCAGGGGAAGGTGTATTTCGGTATTGGCGTGAGGGACAAATTCAAGCGCACGGTGACACTGGCCACGAACACCAATGTCATCGGCCGCGACATAGTGCCTACCGACGGGCTGTTCGAGAACTACAAAGTGGTGGTAAATGCCCTCATGGCCGACGGTACAAAGTACACCTACGAATACGGCGATTCCCAAGGCGAGGCGCACCGATATTTTGTCCCGGCCAATACGGTATCGCTGACCGAACAGACGGCCAAGAACATAATGGCTCGGCTGAAAGGAACGCGCAACAAGGGAACCATAAAAACCGTGCTCTATCCGCAGGTTAATATGTTCGACTTTGTGGAGTACACGGACACCATGCTCCCGGAGCTTACGGGAAACTACTACGTGATAGGCAGGAATTTGAGCTGCGACACTTCCGACGGGTTCATCCAAACCCTGACAGTAACCAACGAAATGTTTATATTATGAAAACATCCGGCACTTTCGACGACGAATGCGCCCGTTTGGGAGCTGAATTCGGAACAAAGATGAATGACGGGAAGAGGGTATCGCTCGTCATAGCCACCGTGTCGGCCATAGACGAGGATGCCAAAACCTTAGAGGCTGTTGTGGATAATGATAGGATATTCAGCGACATAAGTCTAAACATTTTTCCAAATGGGGGCAACAGCCTCTATATTATACCCTCCGTGAATTCCCTTGTGGTGCTGGGGTTCATAGAGGGTTACTCCGAGGTTCCGGTGCTCATAAAAGCCACGAAGATCGACAAGATGGTCGTATCGAACGTCGCGGGCACCGAAGAGGAGGGCGAAAGCACTATTTCTTTCGATAAGGACGCCGTGGAAATAATCCGCGGCACCTCTTCTTGGCGTATTGAAAAAAATAAAATATCTTTCACTTCCGATAAAATTGAAATGGATGGCGGGGAGAACGGGGGGCTTGTGCTGGTAGATGGCGTCACCACGGCGCTCAACAATTTAGTGACGCAGGTAGGGGATATGTGCACAGTATTCAATGCGCATACCCACGGCGCCCAAGGTGCGTCGCCTCCGGCCACCCCTATGACCGCTCCCTCCCAGTTCAATAAAGGAGACTACGAAAATACCAAGATAACGCAATGACAGACGCAAAATTCGACTTTCAGGTCAACGACATAGTTATATCCAACGGGGACGTCGAGTTGGTGTCTTTGTGCAGCCAGCAGAACGCCACGCTGATATTTTCCAAGTCGGCGGCAAGTCTTACGAAGCCCCAGTTCGGGGTCGGATTCGAGGACTTCTATCCCCTGCTGCCCAAGTGGGCGTGGGGTAAGGTTGAGGCCACGGCTGAAAAGCAAATATACGACGACGGAGCCCTCATTGCCCGCGTGAATATCTTTGAGGAGACAGCCTCGGGAGTTGTGACCGCGGACATACATGCACGATACAAGGAGTAGACATGGCAAAGACGTACACAGTAAAACAGGGAGACACCATCCAGGACGCGGCATTCAACGTGTCCGGCTCTCTCGCGGGCATAGACCCGATATTGGAGAAAAACACGCCCACGAACATCCCGCCCGCGGACTGGAAGGCCATGCAGTACCGCCAGGAGCCTCCCGCCAAGAACTTTATGGAATCCTACACTCCGGCGCTGAGGACAAATCAGATTCTCGACGTCGAGGGGATCGACACATACAACCTACAAACCTTGCAGAGGCCTCCCTTCAACTCCTCGATGGATGTGAATGAAGAGGTGGAGGTGGAAATCTCGCGTCTCTTCAAAGCTACGGCTGAAGGAGGACGCGCCCTCATATCGGCACTTGCGCCCGAGGCTATGGGGGCGATGAAGTCTACGAGCGGCAATTTTTTGCGCGACACGTTCTACAACAGCCCCTATACCGTGCAGTGTTTATTCCGCACGCCTCCCAAGTACAAATACACTCCCAACCCTGTATCTGCGTCTCGGGTAATACTTGACACGTCGGGGGCATCGAATTTCCCTCGCATCGACATCAATAACCCCTCAAATAACAGAATCAATCTTGTATTATTAAACAATGGGGGGCATATGTATTCACATCCTGTTTTTTGGGACTATTTATACAGTGTCGTATTCATTAACGACGGAGCCAAGGCCTATGTATATATCAACAACAATCTGTTAAATTCCAAAAATAAAAATTGGGTTAATTATACTTCATATCTATATCTTGGTGGATATGGTGGTAATAATCGTCCGGCGGTTGATTTTATGGGGGAGGTGATATGCGCCCGCTGGTTCGACCGCGCACTCACAGAGGAGGAAATGACGGCACTCCAAAACGGAGTGCGCCCGCAGGACTATATTGTGCCTCCGGCCTTGAAGCTGTCCTGTGTAGCTGAGTACATACCTCAGAACCTCATACCCTCTGATGAGGACAGCTCGAAGCCCGCCATGTGGCTCGATAGCGCCAAGCAGATGCCGCCCGACATCTCTACTCCGCCGCTCCTTCGCAAGTCTGCCGGGGGTTATGACCTGGTGGTCAATGATAATCCCAAGATAGGCCGCGAGCCGATCTACAAACCCACTTACGACTTCAAGGGCGCCTATACCGCCAATGGCGCCTTCATGGGACAGCGCATATCCACACAGTCGCTCGTCAACGGGACGCTGGAGTGCTACTTCAAAACCGGAGACGACATCCGTGATGAGCAGTGCGTATTCAACATGTCGGATAATATGGCATTTCCAAGGCTCACAATTATTACCAGCCAATTTAATTTCTCAACCAACGATTTCTCAGTGAAATATCCCTGCGAGCCAAACACGACTTATCATGTGGTACTCCGCTATACTTTACAGGAAAATTTAGGCTACATCTTTGTAAACGGGATCAAGATTTCGGGGACGTTCAAATTGGGTAGTGGCATACAACAAAGATACTTCAGCCTTGGCATGTACGCCGAAAATATTCCGATCTTGTTGAAGGGCGAAATCTACCACTTCCGCAACTTCAATATATTCCTGACAGAAGCGCAGGCGTTGGCGCTGTGGAACGAAGGCGATCCCGCGTCGTTCGTGGTAGATGCGGATATGAAGGCATCCTGCACACGGGAGTATCTGCCGCAGAACATCCAGCCTCGGAGTGATGATCCCACCAAGGCGGGCTATTGGTGGTCGTCACACAAACAGATGCCCGTTAACGGAGTGCTGGAACCCCTGTCGGCGCCGCCCGCGGAGTGGCCGAATACAAACCTCGACTATTACAACTACCCCTCAATAATTAAACAATAACCGATATGTCACTTATAAATACCATATGGGATAACATCCAACGGACGATCCCGGCGATGAACACCAGCAACGCGGGCATCCTGCGCAAGATCGCGGAGGTGGTAGGCACCGTGCTTGACATTGTGCGGCTCGAAATCCTGCGCAGCGAACAGACGATAGCCGCGGCCGCGAAGATCGCGCGCGTGACGAGTGAGGCATGGTATGTCGAGAAGGCATACGCCTATCAGCATGGCGATCAGGTAGTCGTGGTGAACGAAGCGACGCAAGAGCTGGGCTATGCGACCATAGATGTCACGAAGCAGATAATAAAGCAGGCTTCGATGGGGTCTAATCAGGAGGGTTTGTACTACATCAACGTGGCGACGGCCGATGCCAACAACAACGTGGTCTCACTCACGCAGGATCAACTCGATGCGTTCAGCGCCTACTACCGCAACTTTTGGGGCGTCGGCGCGCAAATACAGGCCGCATCCAATGCTCCGGCCGTCCTTTCGGCCGACAAGCTGTATGTCCGCTTCGACAAGTCGTACAACCTCGATGCCATCAAGAACAGCATCAACACGGGGCTGCATGACTTGCAGATGCAACGACGCACGACAAATACTCTGTATATCAACGACATAGAAAGTTATCTCTCGGGGTTGAACGGCATCAAGGATGCCTACTTCTCCGAGGTCAAGGTCTCGCAGGAGGGCAGCATCACAACACCGCAGGATGGCAAGATAGTATTGAGTCCGGGTTATTTCAACTTCAACCCCAATCTGTACGATTTCACCAATAACATTACAATATTCGAGGCTATATGATGCGTTTCCGATATATTGACATCCCGAAGCTGGTGTTGCAGTTACTCCGGCCGAATTACTCGGTGCGGCGCGACCACAGCTACACGGAGCAGCCGTTTTGGACAACGATAATATACCGCTACTGCCTGTCGTTGCTCATGGTGTTGCACGACTATCTGTACAACTACTACATGGTGCGCTCCAAGTGGTACATGATGGCGGCGTGCACACCTACATACGGGCAGATCGAAGGCGTATTGCGATACTGGTACGGGGAGTGGGGGCGAATATCCATCACCCCGAGCGGCGCGAGCATATGGCGATCTATGTGGTATGATTCGCCAAATCCTCCCGTATACCTGTATGACACTCCCACCCCGAAGGTATACCTTGGACAGGGAGGCACCATCACGGAGCAGCCCATCATTGCGATCCCGGCTGCCCTGTACAACAACTCAGAGGCATACAACCAGTTTATCGCAGACGTCAACACGCTCTTCCCCTTTTACATCAAGTATACTATAAAAACTCAATAACATGGCAGGAATAAAAAATATCAACGTCGTATCGGGCACTGGCAACCCCGTGCAGATGCAGGATTTGCAGAACCTCTGGAGCGCCATCAACTCGCTCCTCCGATCCACCAAAACGCCCATCTCCATCATTGCGGGATTCGCCACGGCGAACAACAACACCGGGACGAATATCGGCGAAGGTATCATCTGCTACCAAGGGCAGGCTTACTACCTTCCTACCAATACCGCTAAAATAGGCCAGTATCTTTATGCCAACACCATACAGGACGAACAGCGCGTGTATGAAGATGGCACGACGCGCTATACATATCAGGATTATGTCGTGAATGCTGCGGACAATGCGTCGGCATCGGGCATTGGCACCCTCATAGGGCAGGCCACGGCGACTAACCTCGCATCATGGAAGGTGGGCGTCCTATCCGACGGTTCCGTAACAGCGGCTATGCTGGCCGATGGCGCAGTGACGACGGTCAAAATCGCGGATGGTGCAATAATAGATAAAAAAATCGCAAATAATGCTGTCGGAACGAACGCTATCCAAAATAACGCTATTAATGCTTCTAAGATAGTAGACAGGGCGGTTGGCAATTCAAAGATCGGCCTCAAAGTTATTAATAGCACCAACATCAGAGACGGAGGAATCTCAACGGTGAATATTGCTGACAAAGCAATCACT